GAAGTTGAGGCTCCGAAAAAAGCCAAAGCAGAACTTGAACGTCAGATTCAGCCGAGTCGGTCAGCGTCTAGCAACGCAGCCCCCTCAAGCAAAGGTGCGACATATACACAAGCTGATATTCAGAATATGTTCACTAGAATTGCCAAGATGGGTGCGACTGAGGAAGCTCGTAAACTTGAAGCTGAAATCGACGCAGCGTTCATGGAAGGCCGTGTACGTTAGCGTATTAACCCTGTTAAATATTTAGGAATTTTATTATGGCTACTATTACTCCCGGTGCGGTCTATCCCGTAACTAACTACGCGGATACTACTACTGCTTATAGCGGTACTTTTATCCCTACTCTCTGGTCAGGCAAGCTACTTGCTAAGTTCTACCAAAACACCATGTTGTCAGAGATCTGCAACACTGACTACGAAGGTGAATTGAAGAACCAAGGTGATACCATTCGTATCCGTACAGCGCCTTCAATCAGCATCCAAGACTATACCGCTGGTATGAACTTGGTTACTGAAACTCCAGAGCCTATCTACCAAGACATGCAAATCAACAAAGGTAAGTACTTCTCAGTACAAACCAACGACGTGTTGGCTCAACAGTCAGACATGAACTTGATGAACATGTTCACCGAAGATGCTGCCAAGCAGTTGAAAATCGCTATCGAAAACGAAGTGTTCTACAACTCTTTCATCACCGAAGGTGCCGCTGCTGCTAACTCTGGCGCTACTGCTGGTGCTATCTCAGCTGGCTACAACTTAGGTACTGACGTTGCAGCTTCTACTAAAGCTAACATCTTGTCTACCATTTTGCAGATGTCAGCAGTATTGGACGAGCAAAACGTACCTGAAGATGGCCGCTTCTTGGTAATCACTCCTAACCAACGTAATGCTTTGATGTCTTCTAACATCGCACAAGCATACTTCACTGGCGACCAGTCAAGTGTTATCCGCACTGGCAAAATCGGCATGTTGGATCGTTTCACTGTATACGTTTCTAACTTGTTGCCACGCGGCGCTGCTGACGAAGCTTGGAACGACGGCTTGGGTTCATTGACTCCCGGAGCTTCTGCTTCTGCTGTTGATCGCACCATGATGGTTGCTGGCACTAAGCACGCGATTTCATTCGCAGCGACAATCAGCAAAACTGAAACCTTGCGTAACCAAGACGACTTCGGTGACAAAGTACGCGGCTTAGCCGTTTACGGTCGCAAAGTTGTTAAAGACGACGCGTTGGTAACAGCGGTTGTTGAAGCTTAATAGCTCAGCACTAGAAGGGAGCTTCGGCTCCCTTTTTATTAGGAGAATACTATGACACCTGAAGAAGTAATGAAGCACCACAACGGCCAAGTTGTAGGTGGACGCATCCAAGCCCGTGTCAAAAACAAAGCAGTCATAATCGCTAGACCCGGCGCAGAAGGATTTGAATTCACTCCAGAAGGTCAGTTATTAGCGAATGAACTTCGCAAAAAAGCTAAGGCTGAAGCCCCTGCGCCGAAAGCCCCTGCGAAAAAGTCAACTACCAGTACAAAATCTCGCAAAGCCTCATAATAGGTGCTAGAATCAAATAGAATTTAGCTCATAGGTGTAGCATGATTTCTGTAGACACGCTTTTTCCTTACGTTCTTCCGTTCGTCACAGGATGCTCGGAGCCGTTGGCGCGTCAGGCTATTGTGCAAGCTGCCATTGAGTTTTGTGATAAAACGGCGGCTATGGCAGAAACTTTAGATGCGTTTCCAACGTCTAAGGGCATTGCCGAGTACGATGTTGACGTCCCAAATACGCAGATGCGTGTGTCTCGTATCATATCAGCAAAAGTTGACGATGTGATTGTTGCTGGCATACATACCACAGACGCAGCTAAGTTAACCAAAACTGACGGTAAACCCATGGGGTTTTACACTACCCGTACAGGCTCTGTATTACAGGTTAACTTATACCCAATCCCCGATGATAAATACACGATCCAACTTACGGTAGCTTATGCTCCTGCGTTTGGAGCGACGTCGATTGAAGACGATTTAGTAGATTATTGGGGTGAGGCTATTAGTTGTGGCGCTGTTGCACGTATTGCCGGAACTCCTAATATGCCGTTTAGTAACTCTGATTTGGCAATGTATAAGCGTAATGAATTTATGCGACACTGCCAAGCAGCAAAAATTGATAGCTACCAAGGACGAGTTAGGTCTTCTACTCGTGTAGCTCTACGACCACTAGTGTGAGGTAATTTGATATGGCACTTTTAGCCCAATCCATTGTTCAGCGCGTAGTAGGTACGCTTCAGGACACTACATCAGTACGATGGCCAGTAGCTGAGCTTGTTCGCTACCTCAACGATGGTCAACGTGAAGTTATTTTGTATCGCCCTGATGCAACAATTAAAAATGTTTCCCACACTTGCGTTGCTGGCCCTAAGCAGTCCTTACCTGTTGATGGCGCAAAGCTTGTCGATATCGTGCGTAATACTTCTGGCGGCGCAATTCGCCAAGTACCGCGTGAGATTATAGACGCGCAAACACCTAACTGGTACTCATTAACGGGCGCAGATAACGTTGTACATTTTATGTACGATCCTCGTGATGCTCGTGTTTTTTACGTCTACCCACCAGCGACTACTAACACCTCTATCGAGATGTCTTACTCAGCGTATCCTACAGACGTTGCAGAGCCAGCTGAAGGTGCGGACTACACAGATGTTGTGGGCAACTTAGACGTGCCAGATATCTACGGCAACGTAATTATCGACTACATGTTATACCGCGCTTACACTAAAGACAGTGAATACGCTGGTAATTCTCAGCGCGCTATGGCGCACTACCAAGCGTTTGCCAATGCATTAGGTATAGAGGTTCAAGGTACGACAAGCGTTGCTCCTAAAGTAACACTTTCTGGCCCAGCTGTAGCCTAGGAGTAGATCATGGCGTACATAGAGACCGTAAAAATGGTGGTGGGCGATACTGGCCCCGATATTAAGCTTACGCTTAAGGATTCTAATACCGCCCCTGACGGTGTAACTTATGACGCCAACGATTCCAATACATGGGCACCTATTGATCTGACGGGCGCAACCGTGCACTTACGTATCCGCGAAGTGGGCGGCACTGCTATAATTTCCGATTTATTAGGTGTTGTTGCGGCTCCTTTAGAAGGTTCGGTTGCTTTCTCATTTGTAGGTAATGCGTTTACTGCAAGTGGTTTATACGAAGGCGAAGTCGAAGTTACAGACAATACTGGTACTGTACAGACTATGTACGATCTTATTAAGTTTAAAGTGCGTGAAGACTTTGACTAATGGCTATGGAGATAACGCCTTCCAATGTAGCGGGTTCGCTAGCTGCAGCTAGCCCTAAAGCTACGCTTACCTATACAGCGTTATCTTCTGATGTTACTGCCCAAGATATATCTGGCGCTGTAAACGCTAAGTTTATAACCACTACGCCTCTTCTTTTTGGGCAGTTTATTTTAGCTTTACAGCTATCTGACACATTTACTGTATCTGACATTGTATCTGTTGGACTTACTAAAGCCCTATCTAATGAAGTGAGCTTCGTAGATGCTAGCGTTTTAAGTGTAAACAAAAAACTTTCTGACGTATCTTCCGCACAAGATTCTATTTCATGGTCGGCGGGCAAATTACTAACAGACACATTTAGCGCTACTGATACTTTAAGTTATGATTTTGGCACTACATATCAAGACCAAACATCAGTAACGGAATCTTTATCTTATTCGCTAGATTATCACTTAGCTGACGCGGCGAGTGGTACGGATACGCTTAACTTTAGCTTAGATAAGTCGTTATCCGACGACTCTATTGTTTCCGACACATTTGTTCGTGTTGTTTCTTACCTTCGTGAGTTTGCTGATGCATACACCGTTGACGAGCAGTTAGCATTAAACGTAAACAAAGCTACCAGCGATGCGGCTAGCGCCAGTGATTCTATTGCATACCAAGTAGATTTCCTGCGAACGTTTATTGATGTTGTTAATGCGACAGATGACTTAGATGGTCTTGCTTCGGCGGTAGACGAGATATCTGTAGCGTTTAGTAAAATACGCATAGAAACAGCGCAAGTCAGTGATTTGTTTGACAGAACAGTTAACTACAGTCGAGGTTATTCTGATGCAGCTGCTGTGTCAGATGCCTTACAAATTTTCTTAGACTTTGTAGGTACGTATACTGATAGCGCAAGCGTTAGCGATAGTCTTTCTTATTTTCTTTCTTACCTACGTACTTTCGCTGACAATATTACTTTTGAAGATACTACCGCGCTAGGTGTACACAAAAGCCTATCGGAAGTCGGTAGTGTTAGCGAATCTGCTATAAAATCAATAAGTAAGGTACTTAGTGACCAAGGTTCTGTGTCAGATGCGCTAGAGATTTTCTTAGGCTATGTTGGAAACTATGTAGATAGCGCAAGTGCTAGCGATAGTTTTTCGTACTTCCTTTCTTTCCTGCGTACTTTTGCTGACAATGCTACTGTTGACGATGCTACTGCGCTAGGTGTACACAAAAGCCTATCTGAAGTTGGTAGCGTCGATGAGTCCGCTATAAAATCAGTAGGTAAAGGAATTAACGATCTAGCCGCTGTGTCAGATGCGCTAGAGATTTTCTTAGGTTTTGTTGGAAACTATGTCGATAGCGCAAGCGTTAGTGATAGTTTTTCATATTTTCTTTCTTTCCTGCGTACTTTCGCTGACAATGCTACTGTTGGAGATGCTACATTAATAGATGTAGATAAAAATCTAACAGAAATTGGTAGTGTTAGCGAATCTACTATAAAATCAGTAAGTAAGGGAATTAGTGACCAAGGTTCTGTTACCGATTTTGGCGCACTATTTTGGCAAGATTACACGGTCGATATGACTTATTTTGCCCAAGACTTTGTTGGTAACTCACAACCATTTTGAGGTTTAACATGATTAATGAAACATTGAAATTAAGCGGTGAGCTTACCATCGTCCTAAAAGACAAAGACGGTAAGGTCAAAGAAGAGCGCAAAGAAAAGAACTTGGTCGTAGACTCAGGTCTCGATTTCATCTGTTCGCGTATGGCTGGCACTGCGTCATCTGTTATGGGATACATGGCCGTAGGTTCTGACAATACTGCAGCTGCAGCTGGTCAGACTGACCTTTTAGGTTACTTGGGCACACGCATAGCTACTGATAATAACGGTACAGCTACAAATAATACTGTGACTTACACTGCCACTTTCGGTGCTGGAGTAAGTTCAGGCGCAATCGTAGAAGCTGGTATTTTCAATGATCCTAGCGTTGCTACTGGTGATATGCTGTGTCGTACAGTATTCGCCACAGTTAACAAAGGCGCGGAAGATACTATGAGTATTACTTGGACAATTACTCTTAGCGCAGCCTAATTAGCATAAGGGGCACCATTAGATGGCTATCATAACTCGCCAAACAACAGCTACGGGTGTTACTAATAAAGGTGCCCCTCTTACTAATGCTGAATTGGACGCTAACTTTATTGAGTTGCGTTCACAAGTTTTCTATGTAAAAGCAGCAGAAGCCATTGCTAAAGGTGATGTTGTTTATGCGTCGGGTGCTGTAGGCGCGTCCGGCACGATTGAAGTTTCTAAGTACATCGCCAACAATACGATTGAAGAATTATACGTCTTAGGTGTAGCTGATGATGCTATGGCCCTAGGCGAGTTCGGCAACGTAAAGTCGTTTGGCGAGATTCAAGGTATCGCTACTAACGGTACCGCACAAGGCGAAACGTGGGTAGACGGTACGGTACTTTATGCGTCGCCAACCACTGCGGGTGGACTTACTAATGTTGAGCCTACCGCGCCCAATCAAGTAATTTCTGTAGCGATGGTTGTGGCGACGCACGCCTCGAACGGCACGTTGTTTTGTCGCCCCATTACCGGATTCCACCTCCACGAGCTGCACGACGTAGCCACTACAACTGCTACTAGCGGCCAACTTCTCACGTGGAACTCTGCGGGGTATTGGGAGCCAGCTGACGCCCCCATCTCACTACCTGACCAGACCGGCAACTCAGGTAAGTACCTAACCACTGACGGTACAAACGCCTCATGGGGCGATGTCGCTCTACTTCCTACTGGGTGGACAACTGAGGACACAGGCGCAGGTATCGTATTTAAGTACAACGGTACAGCGCTTATGCGTTTAGGCCGCACTGGCAATTTAGAAGTAGTTGGAAGCATAGATAGCGTTGCATCTATTGTATAAACATACTACTATAGGTTTTTAAATACAGCCTAGTAATCCTTCGGAGGTCGAAAATGGCTCAGACTTATACTAAAACTCTCAAAAAAGCTGTTCCTACTGTACGCACTGCTGACGGTGTTGTTACTGAGTGGGAATTGGAAGTAATCTGCGTTGCTGACTCTAATGGTTGGAAAACCACTTACAATGAGCGCGAAGAAGTAGAATACTTAGGTAAAACCCCTGAGCAGTTTACAAAAGCTGAGCTGTTGGCCATGGTTCAAATCAATGATCACGTATTTGACGCGCATTGGCAAGCCCACAACACTCCAGCCGTTACTGAGCGCAAGCCTGACTTCCCATTGACGTCATTGCCTAACGAGTAATGCGTACCGTAATGTTAGCAGCGCCGTCTTACGACGGCACTGTTGGTGTTTGGCACGCGTGCGCTTTATCGGAAACAGCTAAAATCGGTATACAGAATGGGGTTAATATTATCCCTATCTATATGTCGTTTGATAGCCTTGTTCAGCGTGCTCGTAATGACATTGTACAGCTTGCGCTAAAAACGGGTGTAGACGACTTGGTGTTTATTGATACTGACCAAGATTGGAACCCCCAAGACTTCTTTAAGCTTTTATCTCACGATGTTGACGTCGTTGGATGCCCTGTACCAAAAAAATCTGACGTTCCTACATACAACATTAAGTTAGTTTCCAAACCTTATAAAGTTTTGGACAATGGCTTAGTGGAAGTAGACTCCGTAGGGACAGGTTTTTTACGGGTTACCAAAGATGCTTTGCAGCAACTGTGGGACGACTCTGAAGAATATTCAGAAGACAATAAGACATGCCGCATGGTATTTAACATTGGTATTGTTGATGGAAAGCTACACTCTGAAGACGTTATTTTCTGCGCAAAATGGAAAGCTCTTGGCGGTAAAGTTTATATAGACCCTACAATCGACTCTGCGCATAGCGGAGAAAAACGTTGGATCGGTAACTTTCAGCCATGGATTGCGCAGGTTACTTCTAATGACGAAGAAATATAGGTTTATTTCTGGACTACCACGCTCTGGGTCTACACTACTTACTGCTATTTTAAATCAGAACCCTCAATTTAAGGCGAGTATTTCAGACCCACTACATGCATATTGCCACTCTATTATCCGAGATACTGAATCTTCTGTTGGTGTGGGATCGCTAGTCCCTATTGAAAAGCGCAAGCAGTTAATGCGTGCGTTGTTTGATAGCTTTTATGCTGATGGCCCGGACGTCTGCTTTAATACTAACCGTGGGTGGTGCGCTGATACAGAGCTGCTACACAATTTGTATCCTGATTTTCGTATGATAGTACTGGTACGCGATGTACCTCATATCTTAAACTCCTTTGAACATCTCCATCTAAAAAACCCACTCACAATTAAGCCTTTGTACCACCATAGAGATACCGCTAACGTCTATGAGCGCTGCGCTATTTTAGCGGGTGAGACTGACCTTGCAGGGTACGTAAAAGGCCCGCTAGTTAACTTAGCGTCTAGTTTTGTTAGTCGCCACAAAGACAACATGTTGTATATAACCTACGGCACGCTAGTTAATTATCCTGCAGATGTTATGCGGATTGTGTATGAGTTTTTAGGTGAACCGTTTTACCAACACGATTTTAATAACGTGGAGTCGTCATACGATGAGTTTGATGACGCCGCTAAAATTGATGGGCTACATACCACCCGACGCAAAGTAGAGTATAAAAAACAGCCACGGGTTATACCAGATGATTTGTGGCAACAATATAAGCAACTAAATGTTTGGGAGGCTATTGATAAGTCTACCCTTAATTGGATACAAGGAAATTAACTATGGCGCTAGTAACATATGTAGTAGAAGGTGGTATTGGCAAACAAGTAGCATTTACTTCGCTATTACCCAAACTCGCAGAAAAGAACGGCGAACCTGTGCAAATTCACACTCCTTATGTAGACGTCTACGCAAATAACCCCCACGTCAAGATGGCGTTCGATATGGGATCTATTATGCTAGATGACCCTCGTATCTTAGCGTCTGATGACATTGTTTATGTAGAGCCTTACAAAAGTTTGTTTGTTCGCGGGAAAGATCACTTACTTAAAAGCTACTGTGATTTACTAGGCGTTGAATTTAGTACTGATATGACACCCGAAGTCTACACTGATCACCTAGCAGATACGGCTAGCAAGTGGCTTAGTGATGTCGGCGTAACGGGCGATTACATCATGGTGCAATTGACTGGTGGGCAGTCTCCAATCGGATTTAACCCTGCTAACCCCTATACAAGTTCTAACATAGCTAGGAATTACCCTCCGTATTTCGCCAATATGTTGGTGGCTATGTTGAAAGAAAAATACCCTGATGTAGCGATTATCGACTGCACACTGCCAAATGAAGCTGCATACCCCCAAGCTATTAAGTGCGATATGCCTTGGCCTGTTGTGTATGAGTTATCTAAAGGTAGTTCAGGGTTTATTAGTATTGATTCGTGTTTACAGCATTTTTGTGCAGGTACAGGCGTTAGCGGTGTTGTTGTTTGGGGGAATACCCGTTGGAACCAGTTTGGTTGGTCGCACAACCAGAATCTTTCATACGCTATGAAACATGCTAACGACTTTACACCTGTTGATATTAATGACCCTAGAAACATAATGATAACGCCGGATGTGTTAGTGCAGTTCTTTGATGAACATATTATGGGTAAGCCTTTCTCTGTGCCGAGTGTACCCCACAATGATTAGCGCCCCCGTTAGCATTGGTGAGCTTCTAGATAAGATAACAATTCTAGAAATTAAGCTCGATAAAATTACAGACCCTATTAAGCTTGCTAACGTTCGTAATGAGCTGACTTGCTTGCTAAATATTGTTGAAGGTATAGAATTAGATAAGCACCTCATAGCAGAGCCTCTACAAGGATTATCCCTTGTGAATCAGCAGCTTTGGGATATAGAAGACGCGATACGCATAAAAGAAAAACTCAACGAGTTTGACGACGATTTTATTGCGTTAGCACGGTCTGTGTATAAAACCAACGACCGCCGCGCCGCATTCAAGCGCGAGATTAACGTTTTACTAAACTCAACGCTAGTTGAAGAGAAAGAATACACCTAGAGGTTATTATGGCTATCAAAATCCAAGGTACTACTGTTATAGGCGATAGTTGCGACTTGCAAAACGTAGCTTCTGTGGACGCTACTACTAAAAGCGCTGTCGAAACTTCTTTGGAGTATAAATCTGACGTTACACTGTGTAACGTAGCCGCTGGTACCGATGCTCTTACTAGTAACACAACAGGTTATAGCAACGTAGCTGTTGGTACTAATTCGCTTCGTAATAACACGACTGGTATTAATAACACTGCTATAGGGCCCCAATCGCTCTATAGCAATACAACAGGTGCTGATAACGTTGCAATAGGATCATATGCTTTATACTGTAATACTACAGGAAGACGAAACGTTGCTGTTGGTAGTAGGGCTTCTTTCTCTTCTGCAAATACCTATGGCAATATTTCTGTAGGATATGGTGCGTTAAATGCTAGTTTAAGTAGTTATAATCTAGGAATTGGGGTAAATGCCGCTAGAGCTACTACAACTGGCGCGTACAGCACTGCAATCGGGCATAACGCTCTTAGATTTAACACACTTGGAAATTTTAATACTGCTCTAGGGCCATCTTCTCTTTTTTCTAATACCAGCGGAAATAACCATATTGCTATAGGATATGGAGCTAGTAGATCTAATACAACAGGTAGTGATTCTGTTGCTGTGGGTACTAGAGCGCTTTTTTGCAATACAACTGGTAGTAATAATACTGCTGTCGGTACTTGCGCTCTTTATTCTAATACAATAGACGAAAGAAATACCGCAATAGGAGCTTTTGCTGGAAAGGCACATACCTCTTATGGAATTGTTGCTATAGGCTATAACGCTTTATGTGGTAGTCCATCTGCCAATGGAACAGTAGCCATCGGTGAATGTGTTATGAGCAATGATGGCAATTTTGGTAGTAGTACAGTGGCTATAGGTCAATGTGTTCTTAGTGCTAATACTTACGGGAATAACAACGTTTCGATAGGATTTAAGTCATCTATAGCTAATACAACAGGTTATAATAATGTAGCGCTTGGTTATGTGAGTATGTCCAGCAATATAACCGGTAATAGTAATACTGCTGTTGGCCTTGCTTCTCTATATGGAAGCACTACTGGGTCACGAAATACCGCAATAGGACTGAGCACATTGAGGTGTAATGCGGGAGGTAATAACAATACTTCTGTAGGCTACCAAGCGTTGCGGGCCAATACAGCATCTAGTAACACCGCAGTAGGTACTTGTGCTCTTTACAGTAATACGACAGGTGATGGCCACGTAGCTCTAGGAGAATGCGCACTAAGGAACAATACAACTAGTGATTGGCACGTAGCTATTGGCTGTGGAGCACTCTTAAATCAGAATGGGGGCGGTGACCAAATAGCTATTGGCTATCAAGCATTGTGTGCTGCTACTACTAGTTGGGACAACGTTGCGCTAGGCTTGTGGAGCTTGTGTAACGTTACTTCGGGTAGCGATAATATCGGTCTAGGTTACCAAGCAGGCTATGGAATTATTTCTGGCGCTTACAACGTAATTTTAGGAAACGGCGCAAGCTCCGGTGACAATGGATCGTGTAACGTCGCTATTGGTAAGTGCGCAGGGCCAAGTGTTTTCCCTAGTACTACTGGCACAAATAATATATCTATTGGCGCAAACACTGGTAGGTCTAGAGGTAGTGCCGCTGCCAATAACACGTACATAGGTGCAGCAGCGGCATGTAGTGGTACTACAACATACACAGGCTCTAATAATATAGCTTTAGGTTACAATGCGTTACCTAGCGCTGCTGCAGTATCTAATGAAATCACACTGGGTAATACTAGTATTACTAGTTTAAGAATTCCGGGCTTACAGTCCGGTGCCACTACTGGTGATGTACTTACTTATGATGGATCTAAAATAACACTAGCTGCCGCTGGCGGTGGAGTTGAATCCGATGCAAGTTTTAACACTGTGGCTGGTACTGATGCTCTAGCAAGTTTAACTACAGGCTCTAGCAACGTTGCTGTAGGTTACGGTTCTCTTTTCAGTAACACAACAGGGTGTGATAACACTGCCTTAGGTACTTGTGCGTTACGTGCTAATACTACGGGCGATCAAAATACCGCAGTTGGTATGCTTGCTTCTAACAGTAATACTACCGGTAGGTGGAATACTGCGATTGGCAAACTTGCTATGGCTAATAACACTACTGGCTGCCTTAACACTGCCTTAGGTTTTAGTGCTCTTGGTTATGCTAATACAACAGGAGATGGCAACACAGCTTTAGGTGGGTATGCTGCTAATTACGGCACAACAGGCTCTCACAATACCTCTGTTGGATATTGTAGTGGGGGTAGTAACTTAACGACAGGCAGCAATAATACACTTTTAGGTTATGCTGCTGTACCAAGTTCTACCGCTGCTTCTAACGAAATCACATTAGGCAACTCTTCAGTTACTAACCTTCGTTGTAACGATACAACTATTTCTTCACTATCCGATGAACGTGATAAAGATGAAATTGAAGATATCCCATATGGTGTTGATTTCATCAAGGATCTACGTCCTGTTAAGTTCACATGGAAACGCCGTGACGGATCAATGGAAGGTAAGGTTGACATTGGTTTCATTGCTCAAGAACTTGATGCTGTGGAAGAGAAATGGCAGTCACATCCGTATACCCGCCTAGTCCACAAAGACAATCCCGAGAAGTGGGAAGCTGATCCGATGAAAACTTATCCTATTGTCGTAAACGCTATCAAAGAGCTAGATGCTAGGCTAACGACGTTGGAAAATACATAGGCTCTGATTGCTAGTATTGTTACAAAGCTGTATAATATTTAAGCAATTAGCGTGGGCAGAGCCATGGATCAGGATAGGGCACAATACAGATTCGAATCTGATAGACGACTTGATCGTATTGAGCTAAAGCTTGATAAGGT